CCAACACCAAACATTTAATTTTGATGCGTACTTTTCAATGAAGATAATAATTCTCTCATACATCTTACGTAAACGTAATAGTTACTCCGCCAGTTCCTGCAATTGTTGCATGGATACCATCTTCAAATAAAATACCAGAACCTGGTAAATACATATCAAGACCCTCTTCACCAAAAAGATAAGTAGCTATAATTGTGCCTGTAGCACCACCACTTCTAAATATAATAGATGCAGTTGCACTATTACCTTTACCTTGAATAGATGTAAGTCTTGCTCTTCTATTCTGAGCAACCATTTGTGCTGTAGCAGTTGCGTGGGCTACCGACTGGTCTGATGTAAAACTTCCGCCTCCACTCATAATTATCCTGGGTTAGATGTTGTCATGTTAGGTCCTGAATATTTATCTGTCAATAAAGTTACCGCTGCAACATTTGTTACTGTTGAAGCAAAAATACCTTTTGGAAATAAGATACCATCTTCAGGAAAATTAAAATTAATTACATCACCTGTAGGAACATCAACTGTTAATAAATTAGTTCCCCCTGCTTGGCTAGTTGTATTTAAAACAACAGATCCTGCTCCGTTACCATCAGAAGCAACAACAATACCTCTTAATCTTACAGGTTGCGCTATAACAGCTGTAGCACCTGCTGCTGTAAATCTTGTTGCTTGTATATCACTTTTAAAAGCCATAAATTCTCCTAGTTCGTGGCTCCCGAAGGAGCCACTAGTTTATTATTAGTTACCGAAAGGTGTAGCAATAGTTCCATCACCAATCAACAAACCTTCAACCATGTAAGTATTGTCAGCTGTTGCAGTGAATTTAATTCTTGAACCAATAAGACCACCTGTAGTAGCATTACCAGCTCCTGCTTCTCCATTAAGGTTAACAACATCGTTTGCTGCTGCAGGTACAAATGCTTTTTTTGCACCATCATCAACACCAATCATAACTGAACCAACAAACTTATCAGTTCCGTCAGTAGAAATAGTGCCAGTAAATTCATCTATGAAAAGAATTTCAAAAGTTGTCCCTACTGTGCTTGCGTTGTTTGGATCACTTCCTGGGCCTGCTACTGCTGAATCAGCGTTAGCATTAATTGTTGGAAGTGTGATTGCAGTTGGAGTTCCAACTGGGTCCATAGTGCAAAGTCTTCCTGCATGATCAGCAACTGTTAAATTAGTTGCAGCAGTAAGAGCTATAACTGAACCTGGGCCAATAGATTGAAAACCATTTCTCGATCTTACTGGACCATCAAAAGTAGTGTTTGCCATAATATTCTCCTTTGTATAGCTTTTATATGTTGTCTCTATACCGTCTGCCTAGCCAGTCAACATATTATATTAATCTAGGTCTTTCTATTATACATAAAAAAAGGGGCGATGTGAACACCGCCCCTTTTAAGAAATACTGTTAAGTATTTAAGCTATTATGTAGGTAAGTTTCCGTTACCAAATACACATCTTGGATCAGAGAATCCAAAAGAGTATCTTTCTCTAGCTTTGAATCTTACGTTACCAGTATCGAAGTCTCCTTCCATAGCAGTTTTGATAGGTGCTCTAACGAATTGTTTGAATCCATTAGGAACATCAGTCAATAAGAAATAAGAATCTGTGTCAGTTAGGAAGTTGTTTACAACATACCCTTCTGGAACCATTCCCATGCTTCTTACTGCGTTGATATCGTTATCAGCAGTGCTTGTTCTCATTGGAGATTTCATAATACGCTCAGCAGTAAATTGTAATTCTTTTGGAATTATCATTTTTCTACCTGTAGTAGCGATTCTTAAACCTCTTTCATCAACAAACCCAGCGATGTCGATTAACGACTGCTCAAGTGAAGTTTCGTTAAGGTCTGCAGCTACAGCCAATACATTAGAGAATTGACCTCCTGTTGCTAGTGGGTGGTTGTTCGCGATTAACGGAACACCGTCACCACCAAGCACAGTAGCTTTTTGTGCGTTATTTAAAACGTTTGCAGCTTTAACTTGCTTCGTGTTTGCCATAGATCTTGCAAGAGCTCTTGTGTATCTTGCAGCTAATCTATCGTAAAGGTTATCTTCGATTGCCTCTTCAGTGATAGCAAATGCTAAAGCGATTGTTTCGTGAGTGTATCTAGCAGTGAACGTTTCGTTCGCTTGATCGAATACTACTCCAGCACCTTCTTGTTTAACTGGTGCTCCCGCGAAACCACTTAACATTACTTCTTCTTCAAAAGCTCTGTCAGATGTTTCAGTAGCGAAAATCTCTGCGTGTTGATTTTCGTATCTGTTATATTCCAGGCCAAATAGTGCATTCAAACCCGGCTCTAGTTCTTTAACTAGTTGTGATCGTGATATAGCCATAATTGATTACTCCTATATACCTGTTCCATCTCTGTAGAAATGTTTGTTAATTCTAACAAGTACATTTCCATTTGCAGAAGTCTCGTCACTGTTACCTGGGTCTTGAGAAATGTCCATTGCTTGAATAATGAATGAAGCATTAGTTCCAGACTCAGAAACATCTAACTGAACTTCAGAGATGCCTGTTGTGTTATTACCAGTAGCATTAGTTACTGAATAGTTTTTAAAACAGTCCGCTCTAGCAAATGTTGCGTCTGCATCCATTAAAAAAACCGCGTCAGGGTCATCAACGACAAATGCTGTTATATCACTTGCGTTAATTGAACCTGGATAGAAGTTCTTAAATGTCGGTTTGCTAGTTGTAGGATCTGTATAAAAACATCCATTGAATACACCAATAACAGCTGTACTATTTTGTGCAACGTGTCTTGTAATTGTACCGTCTGTTTCAGCGATAACCAAGTCACCTTGATAAATAGCAGTAGTGTTATTAGCAGATATAATATATCTGTTTTGTGCACCAACTAATGGCGTACCGTCTAGCTTTCTGTACGGTCTTAGACCGAACTTTTCACTTACGTTTGCCATATTGTTTTATACTCCTTATAAACGTTAATTTAAGACTCTTGTAGTTAATGCAAAAAAATTATTTTTTGCGGTTACCTCCAAAGGTCACTCTGGACTGACGATCAATATTAATCGGCATGTCCGGGTGTTGTTCCTTCATAAGATCCCTGTCAATCGCGTCTGTTCTGTCTTGAGTTATTCTTGCGAAATACTCAGCACGTTGCTTCAGAATCTCTTCTGGTATCCTTGCCAACACAAGGCCACCAATTCCGATTAGGCCAGCATGTTTTCCTTCGTGAATAACTGGATAATCATTTTCACCTATTTCACTTTTTAGTGTTTCAGCTTTAACGAATTCCCAGCCTTCTCTAAGCTTCTTCGAAACGTTTGCAACGTCTTCGAAGCCTGCAGTTGCTGTACGTATCCATCTATGACACATACCATGCGGTGCAGCTGGCGCATCCAAACTGGATGGTGGAGTCCAATCTTTCTTTCTAGAACTTTTGATTCTAGTTTCAGACTCGCGTGAAGTTTTTACTTTTTCCATATTATGCTCCTTCCTTCACGTATTTAGCGTATTCCTCTAGTGGCACCCCTAATTTCTTAGCGATAACTACCTGTGATTTGGTGAGTTTCACAGACTTGCGTCCTCCTGCTCTACGACTAACTGAAGCTACATTTTGGACGGGTTCCTTCGCAGCTACAGGTTTTTCTTCTGTCGCATCGGCAAATTTCTGAGGGAAATATTCCTTCATACGTTTGTTGATTTGATTATAGTACTCGTTACTCTCCGCGTCAATTCCCTCCTGCATTAACTCATCATGTATTCCCATCGCAGCAGAAGTCATTACTCTATCACTACCAAACCATTCGTTCTCTGAAGCCCATTCCTGTGCTCTTTGACTGATTGGTGGCTGTTCTTGAGTAGTTTCTTGTGGTTTTGACTCGGATTCTTTTTTCTTAGACTCTTTTTCTGCAAGAGTCATAGAAACTTTTTCCTTCTCAACAGCTAATTTAGTTAGCTTATCCTGAGCTTCTGTAATTTGTTCAGGATCTTGAGAATCAAATGCAACCTTTAATGCAGCTTTTGCTTTATCTCTTTCTGCATCAATTCTTGCATCATATTCCTTAAGATAATTAGTATCGACTTCCTCATACTTCTCCTGGGCAGTCTCATATTTATTCTTAAGACCTTTCGCATAATCAACAGCAGCTTTTTCTCTTCTTTCTGCTTCTCTTATTTGAAAAGTAAGTTTTTTGATTCTTTTTTGAACTTTGTCAGAATAATCTTGCA